TGGAAGTTGACTCTGACCTCGGAGCATCCGCTGTGTGACACGCTGCGGACGCCCGGCTCAGGGATCATCGTCACCGGTCCCGACGACGTGCTGATGTCCGGGCCCATGGTGAAGTCGGAGTTCGCTTCGACCCCCGAGGACCCGGACGGCGCCAGTCAGACGCAGGCGCATGACGTCCACTCGGGCAAGGCCGAGACCGTCATGCACGCCTTCGTGAAGTACAACATCGGGCCGCTCGCGCCGGCCGCCCGACAGAAGGCCGGGCTCATCATGGGCACGGACGGAGGCCGCGGGCCGGACATCGTCCAGTCCGCTCGCTTCCCCGTGCTCGGCAACCTGCTCACCGACATCGCCCTGCTCGGCAACCTCGGCTTCCGTGTCGTGCAGCGGGGATCGAACCTGGTCTTCGAGACCTACCAGATCACCGACCGCACGGCGTTCGTCCGGCTCGACGTCCGCAACGGGACGCTGTCCGGTCAGCGGGTCGCCATCTCTCCGCCCGGCACGACCCGAGCGATCGTTGCCGGCCAGGGCGAGCAGGAGGACCGACAGTTCCTTCAGGTCGACACCCCTGAGTCCATCGCCGCTGAAGCGGACTGGGGCCGGCGGATCGAGAAGTTCGTCGACCAGCGCAACACGAACGACTGGACGGAGCTCCAGCAGGCCGGCGACGAGGTCATGGCCGACGAGGGCTTCACCGCCATCAACGTCCAGGTCGTACCGATGGAAGACAGCCCCGCCCGCTTCGGCAAGGAGTGGGGCCTCGGGGACAACCTCGTCGTCATCGTGGACGACCAGGAGCTGAAGTCGACCGTGACCGGCTACGTGCTGAAGGTCGACCGGGATGGCTTCAAGCTCGGCGCCCTCCTCGGTGACGCCACCGGCTTCGATGCCGGCGCAGCACTGAGCAAGCGGGTGGCCAACACCGAGACCCGCCTCTCCTCACTGGAGGCCAACACTGCCGCGTCCGCGAGCGTGGCCAACGAACAGATCTTTCACATCATGGGGGTGTGGTAACCGATGGCGAACACGCCCAAGCGGCTGTCCAGGGGTAGCACCTCGACGACCCTGACGAGCGTCTACACCGTGCCGACGAGCACGACGACGATCGTGACGAACCTCGTGGTGACCAACTCGGGCACCAGCGCGGCGACGGTCCTCATCCAGTTCGCTGGTCTGTCGATCATCCCGAACACCTCGATCCCCGCGAACGGCATCTTCACCCTCGACATCTCCCAGGTGATGGATGCGGGCGACACGATCAAGGTCCAGGGCAGCACGACGACGTGCGCGTACTTCATCAGCGGAGTGGAGGTGACCACCTGATGGGCTTCTCCGTGATCCCGGAGCCGGCCATCTCCGGACTCACCGGCCCGCAGGGTCCGGCTGGCACGATCCCGAGCGACCCGGTGTTCACCGGCTCGGCCAGCGTCAACGACACGACCGGCGACCCGAACATCGACCTCAAGAAGAACGGCTCGCTGCGCTGGAAGATCCGCTCGGCCGGCACCGAGTCCGGCTCGAACAACGGATCCGACCTGTGGATCGAGTCCTTCGCCGACGACGGCACGACGAAGATCGGCGACCCGATCTGGATCTCGCGCACGGGAACCCAGGTCGTCATCGGCCAGGCGGACAGCGCGCAGGGTGGTGTGAAGCTCAGCGTCAACGGCGCCATCGGTACTCGCGACCTGGGCGCGGACCCGGCGACGACGAGCATGGGAGCGCAGCTCTACTCGAAGTCCGGCAAGCTCTGGGTCCAGACCGCGAACGGCGCCGAGAAGTTCCAGGTCGTCGAGTCGCTGCCGAGCAAGGCCAACGCGACGCTCAGTGCGACGTACATGAACATCGACAAGGCGGCCGGCAACTACCGCGCCTACCGCTGGCTGACCGCTGGCGTGAGCCGCTGGGAGGCGCAGGTCGACGACGTCGCCGAGACCGGCTCGGCTGTCGGCTCCGACTTCCGACTGTCCGCGCGCAACGACGACGGCTCGTTCAACAAGACCGTCATCCACGCCAGGCGGTCGGACGGCACGATCACCTTCGGTACGACCGTGCACCACGGCACCGCTCAGGTCACCTCGGCCGGCGCGCTCGGCCTGCGAGACATCGCCGCGGACCCTGCCACCACCACGGGCGGCGTCTTCCTGTACTCCAAGGGCGGCCTGCCCTACATCCAGCAGGCGGACGGCACCGTCTTCCAGGTCGGCGCGGGCGGCACCAGCGCGGTTACGTCCGTCAACGGCAAGACCGGCGCGGTGTCCCTGGCTGCGTCCGACGTCGGGGCTGTCCCCACTTCGGGCGGCACCATCTACTCGCTGAGCATGGACGGCGGCGCCGGCACCTACCGGGCCCTGAGCTGGAAGTCCGGCGGCGCACTGCGCTGGGCGACCCAGGTCAACGACACCGCCGAGAACGGCTCCGACACCGGCTCGAACTTCGAGCTCACCGCCTGGGGTGACGACGGCAGCTACAAGGGCACCGCGATCTTCGCCGAGCGGGCCACGGCCCGCGTCGGCATCGGCACCGGCAGCACGCTGGAACCGGGCGCCACGCTCACAGTCGGCGGCGCCACGAAGATCAACGGCAAGCTCACGATGGTGGGCGACGGCACCAACAACACCGTCGAGTGGAAGAACCCCTCGGGCTCGATCATCGCTCGCATCGGCGGTAACGGGAACCTCGTAGCCGAGGGCGCGCTGTACGCCAAGGGCGGCCTCCAGGTGGGCTCTACGTCCACCAACTTCGGTGGCGGCGCTGGCGCCATGCTGGGCCTCAACAACGCCTCGACGATCCCGACCTCGAACCCGAGCGCGGGCGTGGTCACCTACTCCGAGGGCGGCGTGCTCAAGGTGCGTCAGTCGGACGGCACGATCGTCGCCGTCCAGAACGCGCCGAGCTCGTTCACGCCCGAGTCGCTGGGCGTCCTGGCCTGGGCCGGCGACCCCGGCACGCTCGCGTCGGGCAACGACTACTCCGGTGTCGGACAGGGCCGCATGACTGCGGTCTACATCAACCGGACCATGTCGATCTCGAAGATCGTCTGGCACATGCAGGGCTACGCGGGCGGCCTGCTGACTGGCTCGTGGGCCGCGATCTACGACACGGCCGGGACGCTGAAGGGTGCGACCGGCGACATGTCCACCGCGGCATACGAGCCTGCCGAGCAGCACGGCGTAGGTGGCGGCTGGTCCTCGTCGAACCTGACGGCCCCCGTCACCCTGGCACCCGGCGTCTACTACGTGTGCTGGCGGTTCAACTACACCGCCTCGCCCGTGGACGGTCCGGCCCTCGCGCGCTGGGACAGCGTCAACACGACGAACGGCTCGATGGGTCTGGGCACAGCGGTCTGGCGCTTCGCGAAGTTCACCAGCTCGGCCACCACTGCGCCGTCGTCCATCACCCCGTCAACCCTGTTCACAGCCAACGGCATCCAGTTCTGGGTTGCCCTCGCGTAAGGAGGTGAGCGAGTGGGAGCAGGCTTGTACCCCCCGCCCATCAGTCAGGGCCCCCTGGGCGTCATCGCTGAGAGTGCCGAGCTCGACGACTCCGCATACATCGACACGACCGAGGTGATCGTCTACCAGCAGTCGTTCACGGCCACGGCCGGGCGCCGCTACAAGGTGATCTTCCAGGCTGCATCGGTCGACACTGACGCCACCGGGGCGAACACCTACTACGGCTCGAAGGGGTCGGCACGCATCGTCCTGCACTGGGCGGCCGGCACCTCGGTCACAACTGCGTCGGCACAGCTCGTGGAGAAGTGGGTGGCCACCTTTGGCGACGACTCGACACGGTCGAGCGGCACCACGATGATCGGCTCCTTCTCGCCCACGACGAGCGGCACGTACACCGTGGGTGTGGGCTTGAACATGCGCTACGCCACCGGCGGCATGGTCCGGTTCCTCATGTACGGCAACGGCAACAAGATCACGATCGAGGACGCAGGTCCCGCGTAACCGCATCACCGAATCTCTGACCCCTCGGGCTTCCGGCTCGGGGGGTCTGTCCATTCTCCAAGGAGGACCCCCGAGTGACGATCACGTCCTACCCCTTCGACAACCAGTCGATCACCGAGACCGACTACTCCCGCCTGTTCCGCGAGTTCCAGACCACGGGCGTCGCCGACAGCCTGGGCGGCACCTCCTTCTACACCTACGGGGACGGCAGCGGGATGACCGTGAAGGTCAGCCCTGGCTTCGCCATCGTGCGCGGCCACGCTGTCTACTCGACGGCGACCGAGGTGCTGACGATCGCGGCGTCCAACACCTCGTCCCGCGTGGACCGCGTAGTGCTGAAGCTGGACCCGGCGGTCAACTCGATCACCCTCGCGGTGAAGACCGGCACGGCCGGCTCGTCGACCCCGCCGGCCCTGACCCAGACCGACACGGGCGTATGGGAGTTCCCCCTCGCTACGGTCACGGTCGGCGCCAACGTCACCTCGATCGCGGCCAGCGCAGTGCAGGGCGAGCGGAAGTTCCTCGGCAATACGGTGGGCGCCTGGACGACGAGCACCCGCCCGACCGCCAACCTGCGTGTCGGCCGGCTCGGGTACAACAGCGACACCAAGGGGTGGGAGTTCTGGGACGGCACCGCGTGGAAGGATCTGTCGCAGGCGGTGAGCTGGTCGACGGTGGACGGCAAGCCCGCCACCTTCCCGCCCTCCCCGCACTCGCATGTGTGGGCTGACATCACCGACAAGCCGACGACGTTCGCGCCGAGCTCGCACTCGCACGACTGGAACTCGATCACCAGCAAGCCGACGACCTTCGCGCCGTCGACTCACTCGCACTCGTGGAGCTCGATCACCTCGAAGCCGTCCACGTTCACGCCGAGCTCGCACTCGCACTCCAACTACCTGGAGTCGGGCGACACGATCTCGTGGGCGAACGGCTCGCAGCGTGTACGTAATGACTCGGTCTCGGGCTCCGGCACCTACTACGCGGTGTGGGTCCAGGGCGACGACAAGTTCGCCAAGAACACCAGCTCGCGCCGGTACAAGACCAACATCCGTGAGTACGTGTGGAACCCGGAGGCGGTCTACGACCTGCGTCCGGTGATCTACGACCGCATCGACGGCAACCCGGATGAGTACGGCCTGATCGCCGAAGAGGTCAACGAGGTTCTGCCCGAGCTGACCATGTACGACGACGAGGGGCAGATCGACGCGCTGCGCTACGACCTGATCCCCGTCGCCATGATCGGCACCCTGCGGATGCAGCGCGACCAGATCGCCGCGCTGGAGGCCCGCCTCGCGGCGCTGGAGGCCAAGCTGTCGTGACCGCCCTGGCCCTGGAACCGAGTGTGCAAGTGGCGCTGGTGACGGCCGGGGGCACGGTTGGCGTCGCCCTGGTGGGCGTGCTGGTCGAGCTCCTGCGCCGTCAGCACAACGCCCTCAGCGAAGTGGCCGAGAACGTGCAAGTGGCGCGCGACCACGTCGCGAACACGCACAGCACGAACCTGCGCGACGACATCGACTCCGTCATGTACCGGCTCGACCGCGTCATGGACGCCCAGGAGTCGCACAGCCGCGAGCTGGCCGCCCTGCGCCAGGACATCACCCACGAACGCCGCGAGCGCCTTGCCGTTGCCGAACGGCTCGACGACCACATGGCCGCGAACGCGGCCTGACAGAGAAGGAGACACAGTAAGTGACCGCGCACATCTACCCCGGAGGCAACTCCACCGTCCAGTGGTTCGGCAAGGCGTACGGGGGCGACACCATGCCGCACCCGAACGTGATCATCCTGCACACCACTGAGGGCGGCTCGTTCCCCTCGTATGGGGGTGGCGGGTCGGCTCCGACCTTCACCGTCAAGGGCCGCGAGGTGCACCAGCACTTCCTGGCCAACCACTCCGCCCGCGCGCTGGTCAACCGGAGCGGCGGTGTCGAGACCAACACCCTGAACGTCGTGCAGATCGAGCTCGTCGGCACCTGCTCCAAGGGTGGGCCGGGCCTGTACTGGCCGGACGCGAGCGACGATGACCTCGCCGGCCTGGTTGACCTGATCGACTGGCTGACCGACGAGTATCCGATCCCGCTGGTCTCCACCTCCAAGCCGTGGCTGAGCTACCCCAGCTCCTACGGCTCGAAGAGCGGGCAGCGCATGTCCTTCGCCGAGTGGGAGGCGTTCAAGGGGATCGCCGGCCACCAGCATGTCCCGGAGAACGACCACGGCGACCCCGGCAACTTCCCGATCGAGCGGCTGATCAAGCTGGTCAAGGCGAAGAAGGGGGGCAGCAAGCCCGCCCCGCAGAAGCCGACGCCGGCCAAGCCGAAGCCCGCACCCAAGCCGGCCTCGAAGATCGTCGCCCTGGACCCGCACGTCAAGCCCGGCGCCCGGCACGCCCAGGTGAAGGATCTCCAGCACTTCCTGGTCAAGGCCGGCTACGGCCCGATCCCCGGCGCCTACACCACCTACTACGGCCCGGAGACCCAGAAGGCGGTCGCCCGGTTCCACAACAAGAACCCGCACCTGCGGACCGCGGGCGTGACCTACGACCCGGTCATCGGTCGGTCGGGCTTCAAGGAGCTCCAGAAGGAGGCGGGCATCAAGTGAGCCCCAAGCACGCACGCTTGAGCGGCAAGGGTCTGGGCGCCATCGCTCGGGCCCTGCCCACCAAGTACAAGAGCAAGACCGGACTGGTCACCGCCGCCCTCGGGGTGGCCGTGTCCCTCGCGGTCTACTTCGAGACCGACTACCCGCAGCTCGCCCTCGTCGTCCAGGCGCTGACCGCGCTCGGGTACGTCGAGCAGACCGAGGAATGAGAGAAGCCCCCGCCGGCCTCGTGCCAGCGGGGGCTCTCTTCTTGTCTCAGCTCTTCTTGGAGGCTTCGATCTCCTCCAGGCTCACGATCTTTGGTCGCCGCCGGGAGGTCGTCGTCTTCTTGGCCGCAGCCTTTCTGGCCGGCCTCTTCGATTCAGCGGGGGCCGGCTCGGGCTCGGGCTCGCGCTGCTCGATGACCCTGTGGGCGTGCTCGTCCGCGTCCGGCTCTGGCTCGTCGGCCTCCTCCAGCCACTCCTCGAAGGGCTCGGCGTGCTCGGCGCACAGATCCTTGGAGATGCTGCGGCCGTCGCTTGCTGTGATGGTGTAGGTCTTCGCCGGGAACTTCTTGTCGATGTCGCAGGCGGTGACTTCGAGCTTCACTGTGTAACCCCCTGGTGTGAATGTTGGTGTGACTTCAACGATACATGTGCAAGGTTGACCGAGGCGGGCGTAGTGTGGAAGTGTTACTCGCTCACCAAGATCATCGACGACAGGGGGCACATGGCCAAGCGAAAGATCCAAGACGAGCAGGAGGTCATCCGCTGGTTCAAAGAGGGCAAGACGTACCAGTGGATGATCGAAGAGTACAAGCGCAAATACAACATCGACACCGTCGCCTCGATGTGGGGGAACTTCCGGCGTCGCCGCGGTCTCGACCGTCGCATCGTGCGGGACGACGAGCTGATCCCCTGGTTCGTGAAGGAGGAGCACCGCTGGGCCTACCCGCTGGCGATGCTCCGGGCGGAGGCTCGGCGCCGCGCCGGCAAGGAGCTGACCGAGACAGACAAGGATCGGCTGGCGTCCTGGCACGAGATGCTGAAGGAGAGCGATGCGGTCGTCCACTACGACCCGGACACGGAGGAGGGCTTCTTCTACGTGCCCCGGCAGCCGGGTGACGATGATCTCATCCACCGCCCGAAGCAGAAGACCACCCCGCGACCGAACGCGGACAAGTAGGACAAAGCAAGCAAGAGACCCCCGCACGGGCATTGCGGGGGTCTCTTACTGTTCAGGAGCTTACGTCCGTTTTGGTGAACCTTCAAGTTTCGTTCATTGCGGTCGCAAAAAAGGTGGTCAGGGCATACAACCATCCCTGCGCATGCGGAGTCGTAGCTTCCGAAAGTAAGAGTTCCATGAGGATCGAGTTGACAGATCGTTTTCGGTCCAGGCAGGATGGATCTCTCAGCGACACTTACACAAAAGGAGGTCGGTAGGTGGGAAACGACTTGGGGGTGGGCTCCGCATCGGGGGTTGGCGGATGGTACGGGGAGCGCTACTCCTCTGACGGGCTGATCAAGCTCGTCGTGAACGAGGACGACTACGACTTCCACATCGACGCGAAGGCCGGCCACAAGGCCAGCGACATGCGGGCCATCCTGGCAGCGGCCAGGAGCAGGGGGCTTGAGCCCCTGGACGATGACGAGTGCGAGCCCGACCTCCTGGAGGACGGCACCGTCAGGATCTACCTGGCCCCCGTCACGGAGTACGGCGTCCAGCCGGCGCCGGTTCGCTCGGTCGCCAAGCGAGCGGCCATGACCTTCGCCCTGGCGGCTTCTGTTGCCACCGCCTTCCTGCTCCCGAGCCCGGCGCTGTGGAGCGCCCACGAGTACCCGAGCGCGGTGGCCGACGTCTTCACCCGCCGCGACATCCCCAAGAAGAAGCCGACCCCCGCCCCCACGCCCCCGAACAAAGGAGTACTGAGTGGCCTTGAATCTGATGGACCTGCCGCAAGCCAAGCCCCTTCACCCGAACCTCTCCGTCCCGAGGGACGGCTGGGGACGCCCCTTGGTCGTTCCGCCCACCGGGGGGAAACCGCGGGGACACACCCGGACTACAACCTTCATCGACTGCATCGAGGACAAGAGCAGCCTGACGACCTGGGGCAAGCGGATGGTCCTGGTGGGAGCAGCCCGACGCCCGGACCTGGTGGACAAGGCCCGTCACCTCGACCCGGAGGTCAAGGAGGACAAGGCGTCCTTGGACTCGTTGGCGGAGCAGTTGACGGACTCCTCGGGCGCCAATGAGAAGAGCCGGCGCGGCACGTACCTGCATGACCTGACCGAGTACGTCGACCGTGGCGAGCCCCTGCCCAAGACCATCTCGGGCCAGGATCTCGACGACATGGCGGCGTACATGATGGAGACCTCCGCCCTGAAGGTGGTCGCCGTCGAGCAGTTTGTCGTCGTCCCCGAGCTCGGGGTCGGCGGCACGTTCGACCGGCTCTCGTACTACGAGGGGCCGGGCCCGGACGGCAAGCCCATCGCGGGCAACTTCATCACGGACACGAAGACCGGCTCGATCGAGTACGGCAAGCTGAAGATGGCATCGCAGCTCGCGGTGTACTCGCGCGGCGTGCTGTACGACCACACCAAGTTCCCCGTTGATGCGGGTGACAAGGGTGCGGTCAAGGAGTGGAAGAAGCGGGAGTTCACCGCCGAGCAGGCCGCCGAGGCTTACTCGTCCCTGCCGCCCGTGAACCAGGACTGGGGCATCATCGTCCACTTGCCACAGGGCGAGGGGGTGTGTAAGTTGTACTGGGCCGACCTGAAGATCGGGTGGGCACTGGCGCAGCTTGCGCTCACCATCCGTGGGGCACGCTCGACGAAGGGTGCACTGAGGCCCTTTGTGGCGCAGGCCACATGAACCGAGGTTGACACACTTACACTCTGATGTGTAAGTTGGACAACGTCACCGCGAGAGAGGAGCACAACACCGCGTGAAGGTCACCATCAAGTACGGCAAGGGCTACGACGACTCCTGGGTCGTCTTCGAGGGCACGACCCCGGAGGTCAGGGCGGAGATCCTGGACTACTTCGGGATGGACCCCGAGTCCCAGCGGGGACTGAGCCTGAGCTCGATCGTCGTGAACGCGACCAACATCGCGCACGGCAAGGGCCTGGTCGCCACGCAGCTCGGCGCCACGGTCGTCGAGGAGACGAGCACCGCGCCGGCCAAGCCGACCGAGGACCCGTGGGCGGCGGCTTCGGCTGCCCAGTCCGGTGGCCCCTGGCCCGGAAGTGCAAGTGTCGCAAGCGAGCAGCCGAAGGCGGAGGACCCCAACGCCTACATCCTCGGCGAGATCGCCAAGCAGACCACGGTCGACGGCCTGAAGAAGCTGTGGGCCGCGAACCAGTCCTTCTTCAAGGACCCCGCCGTCATGGCGGCCTGGAAGGCGAAGGGCAAGTCCCTTCAGGCGGCGTAGCCGCCAAGCAGTAACCCAACCCCACATCACACCGTAACTGCCCGCGTGGGCAACGAACGAAGGAGATCAGACACAGTGGCTCTCAACCTCATCGACATCCCGGTCCAGGGCGGCGGCTGGTTCAAGCCGAAGGACAACCAGGGCGCGGTCGCGATCCTGCTGGAGGTCCACCAGTTCGAGCGTCAGCGTCCCACCCCGAACGGCCCGAAGGACTCCGTTCTCGCGGACGTGACGGTCTTCCAGGACGCGGCCTCCCTCGCGGCCGGCACCCCGCAGGTCACCAAGGGCCAGAGGATCGAGCAGACCATCCTCGCCCGCGACCTGGAGACCATCGTCGGCGGCGCCACCATCGTGGTCCTGGACCAGGTGCCCCCGAAGAAGCCCGGCGCGCACCCGGCGTGGGTGTGGCGTCCGCTGACCGACGCGGCTGTGCGCAACGCCGTGATCGAGTACGCGAACAAGCGTGAGGCCGAGGCGGAGGCCGCCCTCGCGGACGCCCCCGACTTCGACTGACCTCGATGTGTAAGTGACGCAACCGGAGCGAGAGAGAGGAGGGGGATGAGCGGGCGCCAGCCCGCAGGGAGGAGGTCTCACGGTGTCGAGACCGAGCTGGGACGCCTGGGCTACGGAGA